CACCGCCGGCTCTGGAATCTCTGGTTCACACCTACGACGTCTTACGCAGTTCTCTGCTTCGACAACTGGGCAGCCTGACCGTGATAACAACATCATTGTTGGTTTCTTGGGGTCGGGGACAGCGCTCGCGCTGACCGCGTCCATCGAAGCCGGGCTGGGAGTCGGGGCTGAGGTCGCCATAAAGGGTCCGTTCGAGATGACCTTCCCGTCTGTTGATCGTTTCCAGAACGCTGATGCAGTTGGATCGGTTACTGGAGCTTCGGCTTGGGGACTTGAAGGAAACGAGAGAATCCCCGAAATTGACATTCGTGTCGATTCCGTGGCTGTCACAGCCATCACCAAGAAGCTCAAGGCCAAGTGGACTCCGGAGTTAGGACAAGATCTTAACGCCTACCACAACCTTGATGCTGAGGTCGAGCTTACTCAGATTCTGTCTGAGCAGATCGCTCTCGAAATCGACCGCGAGATCCTTGAGGACCTCGTTCGCGGCGCCGCAGCAGGTGTTCGCTACTGGTCGCGCTCTCCCGGTCGCTTTGTCAATCGAGAGACTGGTGTCGAGATTGGTGCCAACACCACGCCTGATTTCACAGGTAACGTGAGTGAGTGGTACGAGACTCTCATTGAGACAATCAATGATGTGTCTGCACAGATCCACCGTAAGACTCTCCGCGGTGCTGCCAACTTTGTCGTCTGCGGACCTGAAGTTGCCAACATCATGGAGTTCACTGCTGGATTCCGTGCGAATGTGACTGCTGATAGCGACCGCGGTGACGCGGGTGCTGTGAAGGTTGGTTCGCTCTCGAAGAAGTTCGACATTATTGTCGATCCTTACTTCCCACGTAACTTGGTCCTTGTTGGCCGACGTGGAAGTAGCTTCCTTGAAAGTGGCTATGTGTATGCACCTTATGTGCCGCTGCAGACCACGCCTACGATCTTCGGCGTTGAGGACTTTGTGCCTCGCAAGGGTGTCATGACCCGTTACGCCAAGAAGATGGTCCGTCCAGATATGTACGGATTGGTCGTCTGTCGTGACATTGTCGAAGGCTAATTTAGTCTGACAACCTGACGTAAGGTCAAAATAGTTAAAGCCCCGTCTCTTTTGAGGCGGGGCTTTCTATTTAGTAATGTATCAATAGGGGAAAAGTAGATGGCAATACCAAAGTTAAATCCAGCGTCGACATCAAACTCAAATGTATTGCCGGTTACGGGCAGCACCACTAACGTTGCGGCAACGCTGCCGTTCGGAATTTATGCCGGCTCAGATGCTTTTTTATCTGGTGCGGCCGATCAGGTGGCCTATACCTATAAAAAACTAGGAGGAGATGTCCTTGATATTGAGCTTACCGAGGGAAATGTCTATTCAGCCTACGAAGAGTCAGTTTTAGAATACTCTTATATACTTAATTTACATCAAACTAAAAACTCGCTTTCCAGTCTATTGGGTGCCGCAACCGCCTCCTTTGATCAAGATGGCCAGATCACCGCTGGTCATGCTCTTTCTGGTTCTGACATTGCACTTCGGTATCCTAGGTTTGATTATGGCTACGTCCGACGCGTAGCAGAGGGTCTTGCCACCGAGACGGGCATAGGAGGGCTTACCCCCATCTATTCGGCCTCGGTTGATCGCCTTGTAGATGTTCAGGATTATGATATTCAAACTCTCCTTTCTTCTTCATCGGCTAATGACACCACCGTTCCTTACGCGGGCGAAGTTCAAGGGAAGAGGATCATCATCCGTAAAGTGTTTTTTAAGACCCCACGCGCAATGTGGAGGTTCTATGGGTATTATGGCGGTTTCTCCGTGGTGGGGAATATGCGTACTTATGGCCAGTATGCAGATGACTCTACTTTTGAGATTGTTCCTACTTGGCAGAATAAATTGCAGGCTATTGCCTATGAAGACGCCCTAAATGTGCGCATTTCACATTATTCCTATGAAATTCTGGACAATATGCTTCGTATTTTCCCGGCCCCGGACTCCACGAGCCCCGAAAAGTTTTGGATTCAGTTTAGTATAGACAATCAATATGAACCATGGGAAGAAACCGGCCGCGGCAAAGAGGGCCTTGAAGGTATTAATAATATGAATACTCTACCTTTTGAAAATTTGCCATTTGAGAGGATTAATTCTATAGGAAAGCAGTGGATCCGCCGCTTTGCTCTTTCTTTGACCAAAGAAGTGCTGGGGCAGATTCGAGGAAAGTTTGGTGCGATCCCAATTCCGGGTGAAAGTGTGAGCCTTAATGCAGCTGATCTCTTGGCTCAAGCCAAAACAGAACAGGCCGAGCTCCGAGAAGAGTTGAAAACCCTTCTGGCCGAAACCACTTACGATCAGCTGGCCACCGTCGATTCAGGGCTACAGGACTCTACCAAGAAAGTTCTCGAAAATGTGCCCACCGGCATTTTTGTGGGGTAAGATAAATGTCACGCAGCAAACGTACACAAGCTCAAATACAAGATAAAAAAGCTAATGAATACAACTATGTTGGCGATAAAAAGATAGCTAAACATTTACAAGAAATTGAATTTATGCCGTCTTCCTTGGAGACGATCGACGCAGCCATGTTGAAATTTATCGACCAAGAACTAAACCTTTCCGTAACCACCAATGAGGGCTTTAAAAAGGTTCCAGTGTTGTGGGTGACAGCGGAGAGGGCATATCAGCTTAAACACAATAAAGATCTTAGAGACTCTGAAGAAACGTTAATTTTGCCTCTTATCAGCGTTAATCGCAGTTCGGTTACTAAAGACCCCACTTTCAAGGGGAGCGTTTATGCTAATATCTATCCTGTGGGAGATGCCAAAGGCGGTACAATTACTATCGCCCGACATATTAATGGCAAAAAAACAGCTGAGTTTCAAAACGCATTTGCTAAGAGAAAATTTGGCCCCGACAAAGATATTGTTTCAAAAAATTTGAATGTTAATAAGCGCGGAATGTCGACACAGCGCGTTGTGTATGAAACGGTGACAATCCCCCTTCCAGTATGGGTTAAGGTTGTTTATGAAATTAGCATGCGTACAGAATATCAACAACAATTAAATGAACTCATCCGCCCGTTTTTAACTGTACCCGGGAATTCGCGAATGCCTAAAAGTATTGAAAATGAGGGCCACTTTTATGAAGTTTTTATAGATGGAAACTTTACAAACCAGTCTAATAAAGCAGACATAGGCATGAAGCAGAGAAATTATGAAACTAACATCAACATTGAGGTGTTAGGATATTTAATCGGAGAGGGAGAAAACCAAGAACGGCCTAAGATTGTGGTCCGCGAAAACGCAGTCGAAGTAAAGATTGGTCGTGAGCGCTCCGTACTCGGAGATATACCTGATACGATTAAAGATGGATTTTATAGAGAATAATACCATTGCTACTATTTAACACTATTTACTTTGAACATTTTCATAATGTAGGAGAACGTATCGAATGTCAGTAAAAAATTATAGATTTGTATCACCAGGGGTTTTCGTTAATGAGATCGACAACTCACAACTTCCCGCTTCCCCGGCCGGCATCGGGCCCGTCATCTTCGGTCGTGCCATTTCGGGTCCCGCATTGCGCCCCACCACTGTTAATTCATTTGAAGAGTTTGTTAATATCTTCGGCGCCCCAAGCGCCGGCGGCGGCGGCGACGATATCTGGCGCCAAGGCAACAATGCGACAGCCCCCACTTATGGCATTTATGCCGCTCAAGCATACCTACGAAACAGTTCTCCCTTAACATACGTTCGCTTGCTTGGTGCCGACAAAGAAGGCTCTTCTGGCGGCGCTGCAGGTGGCGAAGGCGGCTGGCTTGCCGACAATGCATATGGTCTTGTTATTTTTGAGACAGGCTCTGGCGTTCAGAACACAGCCGTTTTGACAGGCGCTCTTGGCGCAATCTTCTACGGCGCAGACTCCAATGTGACCTTTGAGCTTTCGGGAACCATAGCGACGATCACCAGCGGTTCCAGCGCGGCCTTAGCTGGGCAGATCTATGCTTCCAGTGCGTCCGTCACGGGCGCAGGCCCAGTGGTTGCTAGTCTCGCTGGAAACCGCGAGTTTAAGCTTCTTGTTAAAGACGGCGCCAATACGGTTGAAGAAGCGGTCTTTAACTTCAGTCAAAATGACGCCAAGTACATTCGCAAGGTGTTTAACACCAACCCACAGCGTACCAATAGCGGCATTTCCACCAACGTGAAGAAGTACTTCCTTGGAGAAACCTTTGACCGCCACCTCGTAGCAACCTTAGAGGCTGGCCAGAGTCTCGGCTGGGCCTCTATTGTTCAGTTGAGAGGCACTGGTAGCACCACGCAAGGCCGAGATTTCAACGGTGGCCTGACTAATGCTCAGAGTCCGCAGGTTATTAGTTGCCGGTTAAGTCCCAGTGATTTGCCGCAAGACCTCTTTAAGATTGTAGCCTTGGGCGAAGCAGGCGATTGGACCAACAAGAACATTAAAGTGTCAGTTCAGGATATTAAGGTCTCCACAACAGATGCCGGCTATGGCTCTTTCTCTATCGTCGTGCGCCATCTGAGCGATAGCGACAATGTTGTGCGCGTCATTGAACAATTCAATAATTGTGACTTAAACCCCGATTCTTTAAATTACGTGGCTCGCAAAGTGGGCGACAAGCGTCTGGTTTGGAGTGACGACGAACGACGTTATCGTGTTGAGGGTAATTACGACAACCGCTCCAATCACATTCGACTTGAAATGAATGATGATGTAGAGGCGGGCATCGACGCCCGACTTCTTCCTTTCGGGTTCAACGGCTTTGTTAAGTACAACGACGAAGATGGTGACAATGCTCTGTCCGGCGGGGTAGCCACCGCGCTGGGCGATGCCGCTACAAGGCATGGGCTGTGGCTGTCTGGTTCGGCTGCTACGGTATATGCAGAAGTCGGCGGTACACCGATGCATATTAATAGTGGTTCGCTGCTTATTGTAAGTGGCAACTATCCTCCGGACACAAACACAGATGGCAGCGAAGATCCCGTCGGAGTGTTTGCAGCCTACAGTGCATCTGTTTTCTACCCCTCTCTTGAATTACGAGTGAATGCAAGCGATGGTAATCTTAGTAACCCCACCGACGCGTATTTCGGATTTCAAACATCTGAAACAGCTGGAAGCACCGTTTTTGACAAATCAACTATTGACCTTCTTCGACCGCGTGGCGGCCTCATGGGCGCTATGTTTTCTGCTGGCACCTCCAACAATACGGAGCGCTCCATGGTATTCACCTTGGATGACATTTCTGGGTCGTCGGGTACTTGGGAAAGTGGTTCGCATAACGATACGGCCACCGGGGAAGGTTCGCTTACTTATGCGAATGGTCCTGTAACTGGCGTTCTTGACGCTGGCTATGACCGCTTCACTGTACCGTTGTATGGCGGCTTCGACGGAAACGACATTTTTGAAATGGATCCGTTTGCCAACCGCGCCATTGGAGCAAGCGAGTCGACAAGCTACGAATTCTACTCAATTCGCCGCGCTATTGATTCGACTGCTGATCCAGAGGTTGTGCAAATGAACCTAGCAGCCAAGCCGGCCCTCACCAATAATGTTTTAACCACCCACCTAATCAGGACGTGTGAAGATCGTGCTGATGCGTTGGCAGTCGTGGATCTCCCGGACAACTACGTTCCCCGCGAAGAGTCGACGGCAGCGGTGCGAAACAATAATGACAGCAATATTCGTCAGGCTATTCTGAATTTGCGTGATCGACAGCTTAACACTTCTTATGGCTGTACTTTCTACCCATGGGTTCGTGCCCGCGATACAATCAACGGGACGATGGTATGGTTACCGCCTTCCATCGCCGCCATTGGTACTTTCTCTAGTTCGCAGCGTAAGACGCAGGTGTGGTTCGCCCCCGCCGGCTTCAACCGCGGCGGCCTTAGTGAAGGCGCGGCAGGAATCCCTGTGGTGGATGTGGCTCACCGCCTCACCCGCAAGAATCGTGACGATCTTTACGACGCGAACATTAATCCAATCGCGAAATTCCCCGCCGAGGGCATTGTGATCTTCGGTCAGAAGACGCTTCAGACTACCCCGTCTGCGCTCGACCGGATTAACGTGCGACGATTGATGATCTTTGTCAAGAAGCGCATTTCGCAAATGGCATCGACTATATTGTTCGATCCTAACACTAAAACTACGTGGTTGAGGTTCCTCTCGCGCGTGGAGCCCTTCTTGGCTGAAGTGAAGACCAATTTCGGTCTGTCGGAATATAAAGTTGTGCTCGACGAGACGACAACTACACCAGAACTAATAGATAGAAACATCTTGTATGCTCAGATTTTCCTGAAGCCCACAAGAGCAATTGAATTCATCGCGATTGATTTCAATATTTCAAGAACAGGAGCATCGTTTGACGATTAATAAAATGCGGGAGGTTTTAGCCTCTCGCACTATATAATAGTAGGACACATCAGGAGACACCGAACATGGCATTTTGGAATTTACCATCATCAGAACCGAAGAGACAACATAGATTTATGCTGCATCTTCCAAATCTCGCTAGCGCGAACGACGAATTTACTTACGAACAGTATCTCTGCCGCTCAGTGACGAAGCCTTCATATCAGGTCGGCTCAACTCCTCACAAGTTCCTTGGAAACACCTATTATTATCCCGGCATTGTTGAGTGGAATGAGGTTACAGCTAATATTGTTAACTCGATCAATCCCGACGGAAATGCTCTATTGTATGATGCTCTAGTGGGGATGGGATATCTAAGGCCCGACATTCAGGAGCTAGCTGCTCGTAGAGAGATCTCGCCGGCAACCCCGAACAAAGACAGTGCTGTCACGACCCTCGGTATTGTAGAAATTGAAGAACTTTCTGGCGCAGGTGCCACAGTAGGAACATGGAAGCTTAATAATGCATTCATTATCGCCGCGTCTTTTGGCGACCTAACATATGATACAGAAGATATCCTTAACATTGAAATTAAAATGAGGTATGATTGGGCTACATATGATGTCGGTCCGGGCGCAAGAGCGGCCGCCAACGTATAAAGAAAGAAGGTATTAAGTGAGTAGACGAAATTCGGGCCGCACAAAGGCCCCCAAAGAGGAAGCGAAGGCCCTCGGCCCCAGCCCCACCTCTAATGATATTTTTTCTTTTGTAACTCCCACCGAGTTTGTAGAGATCCCCAGCAAAGGTGCATTTTACGACGAGGATCATCCTCTCCATGACTGCGACGTTGTGGAGATTCGGCATATGACTGCCCGCGAGGAGGATATTTTAACCTCGGAGGCGCTCTTAAAGAGTGGTATGGCGCTTAATAGGCTCCTGCAGTCGGTTTTGGTCGATAAGCGTCTTCATCCTGATAGTTTGCTTATCGGAGATAAGAATGCTATTCTTATTGCTACACGTCAGACAGGCTTTGGGGATGATTATGCCACGACTGTTAATTGTAATGCATGTGGGAAGTCTAATGAAAAACAATTTTCTTTAAGTTCTAAAACAATCAAAGAATCTAATATTCCCGAGGGAGTAACGTTGCTAGAGAATGGTAATTTTGTGTATGATGATGATGATTATAATTTGCAACTGGAGTTACGCCTTTTAAATGGCCGCGATGAGACACGTATTACAAAAACTTTGGAAAAAAGTAAAAAACTTAAGTCCGAAGTGGGTAATATTACCACAATGCTAGAAAATATTATTGTATCAGTTAATGATATTAAAGATTCTGGCGCAATTCGACAGGTTGTAAGCGCTATGCCTGTTAAGTTATCTCGGAAACTACGATCAGTTTATGAAGAGGTCATGCCCAATATGGGCATTTACGCCGATTTTGAGTGCGATTCGTGCCCTCATGCGGAGAGGCTGGAGGTGCCGATCTCGATCAGCTTTTTTTGGCCTGACGCCTGATTATCAAGAAGCTTTATACGAAGAATTTTTTGTTTTAAAACAGCATGGTAATTGGTCTTTTGCGGAAGCATATAACCTTCCCACAGGCCTCCGAAAGTGGTTTCTTGAGAGATTGGTACGCCATTTTAAAGAAAAACAAGAGGCCGAAGAGCAAAACAGTTAAGGCGCTCCCTAAAGGGGCGCCTTTTTCTATGGCAAAACTAGTTATATAGCAGGAGTTTTTATAATGAACAGCGAGAAGATAGTAATAGATTTAAGCGACAAGCGACTTTTGACCGAATTTCGTCTTTATACACAACTCGGCGCGAAGATGCGGTCTTTGATGTTCAATCTCTATCAAATGGGCTTCGATGTGCCTCTGTCGATCAAGGGCACCCAATCACAGATTGATTCTTTTTTTAAGGCCCTCAAGGGCGAAAAAAGATATATGGATAGTTATATCAAACATGGCCTTGGTGATGACCGCACTCTGTCCGATCGCCATCGGCTGATGCGCGCGATAGAGAATTTTGAAAGAGAAACTGGTTTGAGGTGGCCATTTAAAAACTAGTAGGGTTTTAAGGCATGGCTGAATTAACAGAAGAAACAGTTCAAAAACTCAATCAGATCCTGAGCCGGCTCGCTTCGCAGGGCCCCGGAGGCGCCGGCGGAGGTGCGTCACCAGAGGACGACGCGACTCTGAGCGATCAAGCGGAGGCCGCCGATGACGCGACCGATCGGTATGCCAAACTAAGAGAGGAGATTGATGAACTAGAGGGTTCCTTCAAGCGCCAAGCGGCTACTCAGTCTAAGATGTCCCGCGAAATGGAAGTTGGCGCAGGGATAGCACAACAATATCAAGATTCTATTCTCGGCGTTTCAGCTGAATTCCAGAAGATGATCCAGTTCATGCCAAAGAGCATTGGACAGGTCGCCGGGATGGCAAAGGAGATGTTTTCTTTCAAGGGTGTTTTAAACACCGTTGGGATGGTGCTTGTTAAAATTATTAGCAACACTATTGAGTTTGCGTTGGGCGTCGATCGCGCTGCAGCCAGCTTTCGCGCCGCGACGGGGGCTGGTTATGGTTATGAAAGGGTTATCTCGTCCGCCGGCGCGGCCTATCTTACTTATGGAATAAATGCTGAAGATGCCGGAGCGGCGACAACAGCCCTATTTGGTGCTTTTAGAGATTTTACCACTCTTTCGGGGACAGAACAAAAACGAATTGCGGCCACCACCGCCATTTTAGGTAAATTTGGTGTCAGCGCTGAGGAAACCGCGCAAAACATGGACATTATGACAAAGTCTTTGGGCATGAGTGTTACTGAAAGCGAGAAAACCCTCCGCGAGTTTGAATCAATTGCTCGTTCAGTCGGCAAGCCTATAAGCGAGATATCTAAAGATTTTGCTGCTGCTGCCCCACGACTTGCTTTTTATGGCAAACAGGCGGTCGACGTGTTTAAAGAGCTGGAGGCGCAGTCAAAGAGCACAGGCCTTTCCGTCGGCGATTTGATCAATACATTTGGCGATCAGTTCGATACATTTGAGGGATCAGCAACAGCAGTTGGTAAATTAAACGCTCTTCTAGGGGGACCCTATCTGAATTCAATAGACATGCTTAATGCCAGTGAGGCTGACCGTCTTGAGATGATACAGGATTCCTTGAAAGCCACGGGCCTTGTTTTTGATGATCTTAACAAATTTGAAAAGAAGGCTTTTGCTAGCGCGATTGGCACAGATGTAGATACATTAAGTCGCTCTTTGAGAGAACTGACTCCCTTTGAACAGGCGCAAATATTACGTCAAGAACAACTAGCACGCAAAGCCGGCCAAGCACGCGATATCATGCAAAAATTGAAGGATGCATTCCAGAGCTTTATCATCGTAAATCAGCCCCTGGTCGATCAGCTCGTGCAACTTATCGATCGTTTTTCTGACTGGGTACAGAAAAATCATGATTTAAGTGGAGTGCTCAATGAGCATGTTATTCCCCGCGTTAAACAATTCGGAAGTTATCTAAAGGACGTCGTGGGTCCCTTTATGAAAGACACTCTAATACCACTCTTGGTAAAGGCGAAAGATAATTGGAAGCTTTTGGTTGGCGTCTGGGTGGCGATGAATCTCGTCGGTCCGATAGGCCAGTTAATGCGCCTCGCCGGCGCAATCCGGAGCGTCGCCGCCGCCCAGGCGATGACCGGCGGAGGCGGAATGATGGGCGGGGGGCGCATGATGGGGCCGTCCAACTCCATGTTTGCACGATCGCAATTTGGGCGTATGGGAATGATGGGGCGCATGGGCATGCTCGGCCTAGGTGCAGCCGGGGCAATGGGGGCCTACGGCACCTCAAAAGGCCTCGACGAAATGAGGCGTCGAGGAGCCTCCCAAGGGGCCATGAATACTCTCGGAGTCGGGGGCGGAGCGTTGAGCGGCGCCGCGATCGGGGCGACCGTGGGATCATTTATCCCTGTTATCGGAACCGCCATTGGTGCCGGAATTGGAGCCGGAATTGGCGCCGGGGTCGGCTACTTCGGCGCACAGAACGATGGGACCCAAGTCTATCACGATGGCAAACTTGTCGCGGTGGGCAACAACAACAGCTCCGATAACTTCCAAATAACCGCAATGACACCGACGGGCCCCATCTCGCGTGCCAACAATCAGTTTGGAGGCTCACCGGCTCAGGGAAGCAATTCTACCCAGGCCGAACTCTTGTATAAAAATGTAACGGAGCCGCTAATTAGAGCACTACAAGAGGTAGACTTTAGTGCCGAAATTACGGGAGATGTGGGCAAGTTCCTTGACATTCCCAACACCAACCGAGGCAAAAAGAAGTATATGCCTTTCTATAATAGGTAAGATGAGAAAAGGAGGATAAAAAGTGGGAGCAGACTTACAGGCCGGAATGCTAAATAAAGATTATTTTCAGATCTTTATTACTCATATTCCCACCAGCAATACAGTTAATTTTAATGCTTGGGTCACCGGGTTTACAGATAACTTTAATTCGTCTTGGAGTGGCACTCCTGTATATGGGCGTATGGATGAATTATATACTTTTGAGAGAACATCTCGCAAACTTACGATAGCATTTGATGTTGTGTCGTCCAATAAATTTGAAGCCGCCAAGAATATGAGAGCCCTCAACAAACTCACACAGTTTCTTTATCCCGTATATTCAGAACCGCAAGGAGATTTAAATATCAACACCAATAGCCAAACTTTAAAGGCTGCCCCTCTTTTAAAAATGAAGTGGAACGGTCTTATTTCTAATGCTTTAGATGGATCGGACCTGGTGGGGTTTTTAAATGGATTTTCTTATAATCCTGATCTCACTCAGGGTCAGTTTTTTGTAGAAGGGCGCAACTCTGGGAAGCCCTATATTGCATATCAAACCCATGGGGTGCAATTAGATTTTACCGTGCTCCACACTCACCTTACAGGATGGGCACCTAGGTCTATAGATCTGGGCGGGGGCCACAGCAAATACATCTTCGGTGGCGACGAGCGACGGGAGATAGGTGCTACCTTCCCGCACGCAATCTCCGACGCGGTGCAGATTCCCCCCGATGTTGCAGCGCAGCCTGCCGCGAGTGCGCCTGCACCCTCAAGAACGCCCGAGGAACAGGCAGCCGGCGCACCCGGACTGCCGTCCGAAGGAAATGCTGGGAATGCGCCCTTCGTAATGAGGACGCAGGGACAAGGGGACTGGCACCCAGATTATCCTGGTATGACTCCATTGGAAATCCGGACAGCCGACGCTAATGCCGTTTTGCAATATGGCGCCTTGAACGACGAGGACGTCGCTCTCATGCACGAATTGCGCATGACGGATCCCGAATACGCGGCCGCAGCTCCCGGCCATGCCGCCGCCACCCTAGCGCGCCAGCAACGGGAGCGGTGCGAGAGCGGTACCGCTCACCTTTTCGGCGAAACATGTGAGGAGACATGAGTAGATTTAGCAACAGGCGTCTTTTAAAAAACAACCTTGAAGAATACGAGGAGTTCTTCGAAGACAGAAATGTGAAACAGATTACACATTTTGGCACCGGTGTGTTAAAATATCCTTCTGTGGGTCAGGTATCTACACTTCAATCGGTACAGAAAGTATGGACAGTCGGCGATCGGTATTACAAAGTGGCAGCCGAGTATTATGGGAACCCTCGTTTGTGGTGGGTCATCGCCCATTACAACAAAAAGCCCACCGAAGCCGATGTAAGAGTTGGCGATATTATTTACATTCCGCTTCCATTGGAAAGAATAATGTCATATATTGTAGGGTAGGAATTTAGATGGGAAAAACAATCAGCGCAGCGCGTGACTGGTTTGCTGGCTCGCAACCAAGAGGTGAGGGCTTTTCAAGCGACAAGTGGAATCACAACAAAATGGCCAACGCCATTATTGATGCCTTTTTATATGAATTTCTCACCATGGATGACGTCGATTCAACGAAGAACCGCATTAATGCCCTGCTTGCGGAATTGGAAAAAGATCCCGAATGGGCACCGGTTCTAACCGGGACCGCCTACATAGACAATACAGACGGCAAAACAGCCCAGAAGGTCGAGACCAACATGCGAGTTCGAACCAAGGAAGACGTGTTGAATTTACGAAAAGCTGTAGCTAGTGTACCCGGATCGGATGAAAAAGCTTATTTGGGCATTACGAACGCTGCCAAATATTTGCATGAATCCAAAGACGGTCGGGCCATTTTAAAAACGATGTGTGAAAACTGGGGCACCGTTGTCGGAGAACAATACGGTAAGGGTTGGATCTACGACTATAAAGGCCCGGGCGGCGAGAATGCTACAACGGAACCGGGCGCTCAACCTGCAGGGGGATATGCCGTCCCTGTCACGGTGACTGCAGGCCTTGCCGGCGCGGACACAGTTGATCTCCCACCGAGGAAGATGAACGACCCTCGATCCACGCTGACAGCCGTAGACAAGATGTTTAAGATGGAGGGGGTGGGAGATGATGGGAGCCGCGATGTAAATGCTTTAGATTTTATGGTTTTCCTAAGTCTTGTTAATAATACTGGCCTCGTTACCAAAGGAGCAATCGATAAGGTTGTCCAGATCCCGAAAGACACAAGTACAGGGGGGAAGAGTTTGGGGGAGAAAATCCTGGAATTCTTCGCCCCCGGCAAGCACGGACTCCCTGACGATTTAAATTATCTACAAGAGTTCAGCAGCATAAAGCTTCGCAGCGGATCCGGCGCCAAGACGACACCGGTCGTCGACAAGGCCGAGCCTCGACGATGGATACCAGTTATCGGCTTGGGTCCTCGCCTCGGCAAGAAGAAGTCCCAGGTGGTATTCAGAAAAAAGAGCAACAATGAGGTAGTCAGCCTGTCCGAGGCGACTCAAAAAGTTCACGGCGATCCACCACAGGTACTAAAGCCCGGGTACAAATCCAAGTTGGAATCGGTCAAATCCGTCGAGGACCCAGCTGCGCTGGTAGGCTGGCCGCACAGTGCCACCGGGGTCCAGAGC